CAAAAAATGAGTGATAAAGCAACTATAACTAGTGTATTAAAGGAAGCAACAGAAGGCATTCTGACCGAGGACGCTCTGGCAGAGATTGAAGCTGTATTCGAAGAATCAGTCAAAGAACGAGTTGCTTTACATGTAGAGAAAGCCTTGGCCGAGCAAGATGACGATCATGCTGCCAAACTTGAGAAGCTGTTAGAAGCGATCGACACTGATCATACAGCCAAACTCAACAAGCTGGTTGAAGCGATCAACACAGATCACGCTACCAAGCTTGCACAAGCCGCTAAGAAATTTAACAAAACACTCAACGAAGACGCCGCTGTATTCAAAGAAGAAGTGGTGTCCAACATCAGCAACTATCTTGAGTTGTATTTGGAACGCGCCATCCCCCAAGAGGATATCAAACGTGCCATGAACAACACTAGCGCTGTTCGCATGTTGAAACAATTGAGAGAAGCTCTTGCAGTAGACAGTGCACTAGCACAAGACACCATCCGCGGAGCTGTTAAAGATGGTAAACACAAGATTCAAAATCTTGACAAACAAGTTTCAGAATTGAACGAAAACAACGAACATCTCACCAGAGAGTTGGTTCGTGCCAAATCACAACTGGTGTTGGAAACAAAAACTAAGGACCTGCCTGAGACCAAAAGGAAGTACATGTTCAAAGTGTTGGGAAACAAGACACCTGAATTCATCGAAGAAAACTACGAATACACACTCAAGTTGCTTGAGAAGACCGAAGAGGAACGTCTCGAGGGTTTCAAAAAACAAGCAGCTACTAGCAAACAGATTGTGGATCGTCCAACTAAAACACAAGTGATCGCTGAACAAAAAGAAACTGCTGCACCGGCCCCTGCTTCAGAGCAACCAGCACCTGGATTACTTACAAATTACATGGACGAACTACGCCGTAGTTAATCATTTTATTATACGTTGAGGTTTATATAACCTGAGTCAAAGCAAACAAGGAGAACATACTATTATGTCAGTAAAACCTTCCCCCGCATACATTGACAAGGATCGCGCAAGCGCTCTCTTGGAAAAATGGAGCCCCGTGTTGGATTACACTTCTGATAATGTAGCCGCAATCGACAGCGAACATGATCGCGTTAACACCGCCATTCTTTTGGAAAACCAAGAGTCATGGTGCTTGAACGAAGCCAACAATGTTGGTGGAGCTCTTGGTGGTAGCGCTGGTTTTGGTGGAGCCGGATCAATTGCCAATTCCGCCCCTGGTGGACCTGGTGATGCATACGCCACAGGCGATGCTCGTCTTCCCAAAATTCTTATCCCCATGATCCGTCGTACCTTCCCTGAGTTGATCACCAACGAAATCGTTGGAGTTCAGCCCATGAGCGGACCTGTTGGACTAGCATTTGCTCTTCGTTACAAATACGGTGAAGGCGCCCTTGGTGGTGACGGAACCGAAAACGATAGCACACCTAGTTTCAACCTTCGTGACGCCTCAGCAGCAGCTGCAGGTAAGGAAGTTGGATACAATCACCTTGACACCCGTTTCACCGGAACAAGCTCTACTGAGCTTTCTGGTAATTCTGACTTCGCTTTTGGCGAAGGAGATGATGGTGTTGCAGAACTTCTCAGCAACTTTGAACTCACAAGTAACATTCCTCAAATGGAAGTTTCTTTTGAAAAGACTGCTGTTGAAGCTGGAACCCGTCGTTTAGGTGCTAAGTGGAGTGTAGAGCTTGAGCAAGATCTCAAGAACATGAACGGTATTGATATCGACACTGAATTAACGAACGCTATGTCGTACGAAATTCAGGCTGAGATCGACCGTGAAATGCTCATGAGAATGGTTCAAGTGGCTCTCAACGCTGGATCTGGAAATGGCTATAGTACTTGGGAACCTAACACAGCTGATGGCCGCTGGCTCGCTGAGCGGAACCGCGATTTATACGCCAAGATCATCGTTGAAGCTAACCGTATTGCTATTCGTAACCGTCGTGGTGCTGCTAACTTTTTAGTTGCTACACCAAAGGTTGCCGCTATCTTGGAAATGCTCCCTGAATTTCAGTGGATGCAAGTTCAAGGCAACGTCAACACTCAGCCGGTTGGAATCGCACGAGTTGGAAATCTCGGAGGTCG